ACAATTATAAACGGTTACAGAAACCTTTATTTTGGGCGTGGCTTATACGCTAGAGATGCAGCGCGCAAGCCAATGGATTATGCTAAGATGTTAGCGGCTATACCTAAGCGCGATATGCGTAAGGTCATAAAAGATTATGCTTTGCAGTTTAACGCTGCGTTTCAAATCATCACAAACAAAAACGGAACAAAGCAAGCCAAGTATATTGACGTTACAAAATTAGCGTTTAACAAGGTTAACGAGGACGGAGAAGTAGATGGATTTTGGTATTCTGAGGAATGGAAAAACGTCAAGAAGTATGAGCCTAAGTTCATACCTAAATACGGAACCACCAACGGTTTAGAAACTGAAATTTTATATATTAACGATGCGCAAGACAGCGCGTCTTATTACTCTTTACCAAAGTATCAAAGCGGTTTACAGTATGCAGAAATGGAAGAAGAGATTTCTAACTACTACATAAACCACATTAAAAACGGCTTTTCTTACGGCTACATTGTAAACATGAACAACGGTGTTCCTGCAAGCGAAGAGCAACGCGAGGAAATAGAAAGACGTATTAAAATGCAAATGACTGGCAGCACAAACGCTGGCAAGATTATCATATCATTTAACGACGGCAAAGAGGCTGCTGTTGAAATAGTGCCTTTGCAAGTTAGCGATTCACACAAGCAATGGGAAAGCGTAAACAAGCAAGGCGAGGAAAAAATAATGCGCGCTCACGGTGTAGTATCTCCTGTTTTGTTTGGCATAAAAGATAACAGCGGGTTAGGAAACAATGCAGACGAGTTGCAAACCGCTTTAAGTTTAACAATGGATATGCGCATTAATCCAGAGCAGGACTTAATAATAGATAGCATCACACCATTTTTGCAAGAGCAAGGTATAAATCTAGACCTTTACTTTGAAGCCTTAAATAAAAAAGAGGAGCAAGAGGAAATGATGGACGCGCCAGTAGAAACAACTACACTAAGCGAGCAAGAGCCAGATGGTTCAGCGTTTTTAATAGGCTTAGGCGAGGTAATGGGCGACGAGTGGGAACTTATAAGCGAGGAAGCTATAAGAGGCATACCCGTAGATATAAACCTCGCAAGCCCGATTGCAAATAGCCCTGCAACTAAAAGCGATCAGGACAATGAACTTTTTAAAGTTAGATTTGTTTACAAGGGCAATCCTAACCCACAGCGAGAATTTTGCAAGGCAATGATGTCGGCTAAATTAGTTTATCGAAAAGAGGACATCGACGCGGCAAGTGAGAAAGTAATACAGGAAGGAATGGGCCCGAATGGTTCAAATAAATATAACATTTTTTTATACAAAGGCGGTGTACGGTGTAAGCATTTCTGGGAACGTCGCGTATATTTAAGACGCAACAATGAGCGCATTTCAGTAAACGAGGCAAGACGTAGAATTTTAGCACTAGATCCAAGCGATAGGGCGGACTTTAGACTTCCCGAATACGCTAATAAAGTAGCAAGCATTGCAAGTCAATCAAATAATTTCTGGAAACTAAGATAATGGCTTTAATTATACAACCCATAGAGATAACACGTAACACGCCAATGGGCGGGAACGTTGACGTGGATAAATACGCGTACATGATACCAGAACAACAGGTGTTTGTACTAGAGCCTACACTAGGTACTGCGTTAATAGATAAGATACTGCAAGATATAACAGATAACGGCATAGACTCGCTTGCAGGGCATTACCGAAAGATAGTGTTTGACTATTGCAAGCCTATTTTATGGAATAGTGTCTTTGCCGAATATCTTTTATTTGCTAGTATGTCGGTAAATAATAACGGAGTGTTTGACGTAACACCGCCAGACGCGCAAAACACGCAAGACACAATAATAAGCAGACGCACCAATGCAATAAGAGAAAAAGCGCAAGTTTATATAGATAGATTAGAGCGATATTTACAAGATAAAGGGCATGAGATACCAGAGTATCAACAAGCGCAGCCGAATAATTACGACATCGACCCTGTAATTAGCAGCAATATTGTAGGCGGTTTCTATTTAAAAGATTCACCACGCATAAAATTATGGTATCTCGATGGGTCAGATAGATAGAGGACGCACAGAACCGTGTAAAGACACGCTAGGAGGCGTTAGAAACGTTTATTTGTGGAGTTGGCAGCAATATAACCTCACACAAATACAAGGCGTTAGAGGTGTTAGTTTAGAGTCTTACCCGCTTACGATAGTTTATAAGTTTGAAACACTCGCAAACGGCAATGATTTAAGCGAAAGTTTAATCGACGACAACGGATATGAGCAAAAAGTAAATTTAATACTTAAAAAAATAGAGTTAGAAAGCAGCTTTGATTTAGATAGGTTTCAAGATATAAGGCTAGGTGTAATAGTTGAGGATTACAACGGTCTGTTTCGGCTAATGGGCGCGTTTAATGGGGTGGATTTGCTCAACCTTACGGTAAGTATAGGAAATGGAAACGCAGATTTTAACGGTTATCAGTTAGAACTAGAAGCGCGTGAACGTTTTAAGTCGCCTTTATTTACGAGTTTAGAAGATGCGGGCTTTGTTTTAGTAACGGATAACAACTATTTATTAAGTGAACTATTTGAGATTTTAACAGACGGTGACAATAACCGATTAATATACGCATAATGGCAGATAAACTATTTAGGAATTATTTTAACGAAAAAGTAACGGATACCGTTTTGCCTGTAAATGCAAAAGTTTTGATTCAAGACGGTACAGGCGAGCCTACGCAAATAAACGCAGGTTCTATTGGCGCTGGTCAACTTGTAAAAGTCACAGAAAACGGTCAAACAGGTTACAGGCTTAAAGATGCTGACCCTGCAAACTATGGAGATATAGGGACAAATGCGGTAGATTTAAGTATTTCAGAAAGCGTAAGCACAACAAAAGGTGCGATAGGCGATTATTCACACGCATCAGGATTAAGCACAGGTGCAAGCGGGATAGCATCCAAAGCATCAGGAATAGACACCTTGTCTAGCGGGTTTGCATCTCACGCGGAAGGAAATGGTACAACCGCAAGCGGTGCATCATCACACGCAGAAGGAAGTAGCACATTTGCGCGTTCATTTGGAGAACATTCGGGAGGTGTAAACGGAACAGACTACACGCCACAAAGCGCAACAGGGTTTGACCTTACAAACCGCTTAGTAAACTACGGCAACGGAATAGACTTAGACAACCGTTCAGACGCGTACACGCTGTTTAAAAACGGTATGCAAAAGTTCTTTACCGCAGCATTAAACACTATTACAAACGCGGTTAAAGGCTGTGTAATGCTAGATGAAAACGCAAGGTTAAACATACACGACGGCACCGCTTTTAAAGAAGTGGCTTTTAGTGATGAAGTGGCAACAGCCGCGCAGGGTGTTAAAGCAGACACCAGCGTGCAGCTTACAGGTGCGCAGACGGTTGCGGGGGTTAAAACATTTTCAAATAATATAATTTCTAGCGGCACGGTTACATCAGGCTCGGACATAAGCGCAAACGGTTTAACAGTAGGGCGTGGTGGCGGTAATGTTGCAACTAACACAGCGAATGGATTTGTTGCTTTGCTTAATAACACAACAGGCTCTCTTAACACAGCAACTGGTAGAGATGCTTTGCGAAACAACACAACAGGAGGTAGTAACACAGCAAACGGAGTAAGTGCTTTGCTTAATAACACAACAGGATTTAGCAACATAGCAAACGGAGTAAATGCTTTGCGAAACAACACAACAGGAGGTGGTAACACAGCAAATGGAAATGATGCTTTGCAGTCAAATACAACAGGTTCTAATAACATAGCAAATGGAGGAGGTGCTTTGTCCTCAAACATAACAGGTTCTTCTAACACAGCAAATGGAGTAAGTGCAGGTCGTTTTATAGGCGACGGTTCAAGCGCTACAATAGTAAACAATTCAGTCTTTTTAGGATTAGACACTAGACCGTTAGGTAATAGCCAAAATAATCAAATAGTTATAGGACACACGGCAATAGGTGCAGGTTCAAACACGGTAACGTTAGGTAACACTGCAATAACAAACACTATATTAAGAGGTGCGGTATCATTTGCACAATTTACAACCGCAACAGAGCCAGCATACATTAAAGGCGCACAGTTTTTTAACACTACATTAAACAAAATGAGAATAGGTGGAGCGACCGCTTACGAAACAGTAACAAGTTCATAAATAAAAATAAAAATTATGTCAAAATTTACAGAAACAAGAACACCATACGAATTTTTGGTCCGTTGGAATCAAGACAGTACTATATCAGGCGCACACGTAGGCTTTTTAGACACCGTTTTAAAAGACGGTCAAGTACTAACGCAAAAGCAAAACAACGTACAGAGCGTTGCGATAGGACTGCAAGAGGGCTTTCCTTTAGGTGATGTGTTAGAGCAAGTATTAATAGATGCTTTGATTTTAATAGAAACTTTGCAAAGTGATAACGAAGCTTTAAAGTCGGAAGTAGAAACTAAGGACAAAGAAATACTAGATTTAAAAGAAGCAGCAACAGAAAAAGAAGCACCGCAAGTCGATGCAGTAGAAATGTAACCAATAATATTTTTAAAATGATTGATTTGATTAAGAACCACTGGGATAATATATTCCTAGCACTTAGCGCAGTTGCTGCATGGTTTACAGGACGTAAAATACAAGCATCAACAAACAAAGAAGCGGAAGCCAATGCCGTTGGTGTAGAACTGCAAAACCTAAAAACCGTTCGTGAAGTTGAAAAACAACTTTTAGAAGATATGCAGGAAAACGTTACTAATTTACTCGCAATTAATACCGAGTTAAAAGGTATAATCAGTCAGTTAGAAACGGTTATAAAAGAATCAAAAGCTATCATAGCCAAGCAAAACAAAGAGATAGCAAGGTGTAAAAAATTATGAAACTAACGAGAAACTTTAGCAAATCAGAATTTGACAGTAAAGACGGTGCGCTTATGCCTTCAAAAGTTTTGCACAATATCAAAATACTAGCCGAGCAACTGCAAGAACTACGCGACTATTTAAACAAGCCTATAACAATAAACAGCGGTTATCGCAGCCCAAAGCATAACCTTTCAATCGGTGGCGTTAAAAACAGCCAGCACGTACTAGGAATGGCAGCCGACATAAGTGTGGAGGGGTTAAGCAGCAAAAAGGTACACGAAGCGATTGAAATATTAATAATGGACAAGGCAATGTTACAAGGCGGTGTAGGTTTATACCCTACTTTTGTACACTATGATGTACGACTAAAAAAGGCAAGATGGTAAAACAAATTACACTATACATATTTATTTTTGTTCTAATATCATGCGGGTCTAAGAAAAAAGCCGTTGACAAACTAGAAACGGAAACAGAAACCCAGGTTGCAAAAGATATTGAAACCAAAACAAAAGAGGTTGTAAAGGTTATGCAAGTAGATAAGCAAACAAATGACGACTTTACAGGCGAGGTTGCAGACGTAAGCCAACCCGCAACAATCACAAAGCAAGGTAATAAAACAACGTTTACTAATTTTAAGCACGTTAAAACGGCTGCAAAGATAGCAGACACACAAACAGACACAAAGCAAGAGATAACGCAGCAAATCGCAGATAAAACGGTAACAACGGCAAGCGTTGAGGTAAAAGCCAAAAGTAAAGACGTAAAAATTAAAAAAGGTTTCCCGTGGTGGATACTTATTGTGGTAGCCGCTTTGGTTTTTATTGTACACAATCACTTAAAAGGCTGGAAAATATTATCTTTTTTCCGCT